GTTCTTGGTCTATCGTCAAGGAAATGAATTTCCGAACCTCCGAAAAATACTATACCGCGAAATAAATTAGCAATGATATTAATAGCGTCATATACTTTAGTCTGTTCTTTGAATAAGATATTACAAGAGAATCGAGGTTCTAATCCTCCTACGCCATCACTAACGCCAATAAAATATCCTTCATCATCTACTGCATCACAGAACCTAGCAATTTTATAAAGTTCCCATTTATTGACTTGAGATTCGTCGATATATGATCCCAAACCATAACGCTTGCTAGTAAGTAGATCATATAATATCCACGCTGGATTATCTGTCCAACCCTCTTCAAATGATCCATCCCAATCTCCTCGATATATTTGTTTTGTTGTAGTGTAATTTTTTGCACTTTTAACATATCTAATATCCAGTAGCGTATCATCATCTATTATCTTATAGTTTGAAGGTATTTTAACTTTCTTTAATTTGCAGTCATAACTGCGTTCTGGAATCGAGCCAAAAGCTCTAGCATCTAGTTTAATTCCAGCAATTGCTGAAAATGGATAAGAAAGTCTTTGGTCAATTATTTCAGTTACTTTACCCAAGGCGATTTCTTTGTTGATTAATACAGAGTTGGTCTCGCAAGATATCTTGACAACTTTTATATATCGTTTTGTAGTAGATGGATCTTCGCCATTTTCAAGCGTTGGAAGATCAAATGGACGAGTTAAATTTGCGTTATTTAAATTCTCTCCATCAATCAATTTAACAGAGTCTTTTAATAAATTTTCTGCTTCGCTATAATCTGCGCCGAAATCAATTGCACAAGTGCCTTCAATTAAACCAACAATTGAATAAGAATATGATTTATCGTCTTTTTTTTGACCATTGGTTATTTTGCCTGTTTCAATTTTGATAGCTACAATTGACGGAATCTTAGATCCAGCCGCTAATTTGCCTCCATCAATACCCTGAATTGATGTAACATCAACATGCATTGTATCGGACAAAGAATTAACAATAATTGATAATGATACTTTATCTACGAAAGGGTTTTCAATAGTATGTGTAACAGCTAAAGAGTCATAGTCTTTTTTTTCATTTTCATTATTCCAATCAGAATAATTATTTGTTCCCCTCGAATCTTGAGATCCCTCTTGCCCAGCCATTAAAGCGGTTTGTGATATGCTTAAATTATCTTTACCAACACCAGCTGCTCCAAGTTTAAATAGTGTATCCTTATCATTGACAATAATTCTTTGTATAGCTTGCGCATCTGATTTGATAAATGGTCCCAATAATCTTGCTTCATAAGCATAATCATTGAAGACTTTATCAAATTTACTTAAACTCGTTTGGTTTTCTTGTCCATTTTTAAATTCGCAGGATACGTTGGAGAAATTAAATAAATCATTGGTTCCGCCAGTAATATTTAATGATTTTTCTTTTGCATCCAATTTAAGATTTTTATTTAGAGACAACAGAAGACTTTTCGGAAAATAATAAAAATATTGACTCGATGAACCTAATTCGCTCAATGGCGCAGCGATAATAACGACGCTTCTTACGTTTCCTGTATACAAATTATTAGATATCTCTGGCTGAGTTAACGTATATACATAATCGAATTGATCAGATAAACCAGTAATTGAAAAATCTATATCTTTATCGCTTGTAATTATTGGCAAATTTACTGTGCCACTTACATCAATAATAATAAAAGACGTATTTACCCTTCCCGCTGCACGGGTATCAGAAACATAGTTTGATTGATTTATTAGATTTTTAATTTTGTCTAACGCTTTAATATTTGCTTGAGCAAAAGATCTAGTTTCGGCATCTCCCCCATTTTTCGATCTATCTAAAATATGTTGTTCGAAAGATGTCAAAATTGCAGATTTTTTTACAATCGGAGAATTATGATGGATTTCTATTTTATTACCAGATAATATAAAATATGGAATTATACTATTTAGTGATCTATAGGAAATGGACCAACTTTTTTCATAATTCGGAATTGATGTTTGGTAATAAGCATCATCGTCTGCTTTATATCGAGAGAAAAATACGCCTTCGGTTGGTAAGGGTTGTTTTGTAATTGTTTTGAATTTCCCGTCTTTAATAAAAATACTGCTAATGGCATTAGTTAAGCTAGAGATTGATAAGCTGTTGTAAATTGTAGCTAGACTCAAGGTTTCAGTATTTTGTATAGGCGTATTATCCAAATAAATACCTTTGAAAATGTCTTTGCTAAGCGTTCGACTGTTTTGATCTACCAAACCCTCAATTGGTCCATCAGAAATCAAATCAATAATCTCTGCCACGCTATAAGAGGCAACGGTTTTAAACCCACCTAGTTTTGGCGGATTTAAAATTGCTGGTTTTGGTTTTGGCGCTCCTTTGCCAGCTCCGCGAATTAAAAGTTTTTTATTAACGTGTTTCATGTTAATCTATCGTTAGTTTGTATTTGTCCGTCAGAAGCTAGAGAATTCTCTTTTTCAAAGGCTTGTGGATATGATTTTATGGTTGATTGTATAACTGCTGAACCGACTCTTAATCTACCGTATCCAACTGGAACTGGTATGCCTTGTTCTACAACATTGGCTTTCGATGAAAATATAAAAGATTGTTTTGCGGAATTAACATCCGCAGATGGTCTTTCCATTTTTGGTTTTGGAGCCAACATCATTTGAAGTCCCATCATAGCAATACCAATTCCCACACTAACTAAAGTACTTGCGGCTATACCGCCAAGAGTTGCCGCTCCTCCTGCTCCCATTACCCCAATCATTCCAGCTGACGCAGCCAATCCAGCTCCAGCAGTTAATACACCAAGAGCGATAATGGCAATAGCAGCGCCAGTTCTGCCAGCGCCACATACCAATGGAACAATATCAATTTTTTGATTATCAGATACAATAGATAACTCTTCTATAGTAGTTATCTTTTTGCCATCTATAAGTAGAGTAAAATGAATTCCTTGGTTAGCTAATTCTACGAGTCTATTACGGAAATTGCCATGAGCGCACGAAATAGCGTCGAAAACCTCTTTGGGACGTTTCATTGCCAAGCTAAAAGTTTTTCTAAACTCTTTCGCCAAAATTCCGTGTAGTATTACTTGTGTCATTTAAAAGTTTCCTTTACCCTTGCAAATGCTTTTACATTCAATTCGCATGTGCTAGGCTCATAAATATGGAATTTTTTAGTGTTTAGAGAATAAATTACAAAAGGAACGCAGCAAGCTTCAGCCATCTTTATATCAAACTCCGATGGAGTTTCATCACCAACGATATGACTATGAAAAATAGCCAACATGTCATTATTGTTTGCGAACATTAGATATGACGCTGGATTAATTGTAAAAAAATTTTTAGGATCGGCAGCATCATTTTTTTCAACCGTGGCGACGTATCCATCATCGTTCCATCCTATAAATCCACATACTTCTTGCGATGTTTGTTCATTGCAAGAATTGACTACAAAATTTTTTATTTTAGTGATTGATTTGTTTTTTATTTCTTTAGCCATATCTTTCTGTTCCAGGAAACCCACCGAATGGCAGGTCGATACTTTGTTTTGGCGAATTGAGAATCTGTCCGAGTTTGACATCGCCCACTCTTGAGATATTAAAGCTAGAAGGCGAATCTCCAGAAATAATCAATTTTTTCGCAGAATTATTATCTGCCGCAATACCCGAAGTTCCATCATTAATTTCCATCTCCCACCAAGCTAATAAACCAGTAGTATTTGATGCGCGACCTGTAAAATCTTCATAATCTTTAAAGACAGACTGGCTCGCTTCTTCTATTCTAACATTCACGCCACTTGCACCAGTCCAAAATGCGGTTGGTCCAAATCTAATTGGGCTGACAAGTTTCATATTGCTGGTTATCTGATTTGATGCTCCTAGTGGATTAGGAACAAATTCGCTACCCGTAGGAAATTGCCAATCATTAATTCCAAATTTTAAACGATACTGATTGCCGACAATACCGCTTTGATAATTTGTATTTTTAAATCTAAAATATTCTCCAATTGAACCTGATAAAATAAAGCGATTGCTTTCTGATATGCCGTCACTTAATTCAATATATCCTTGAGTCGTTCCCGTCGGAGTTAATCCCGTGGCATTGCCACCAGAACATATTAAATGTAATGGTTTTAGATCATCGTTTCTCCAAGGCATACTTAAAGTTCTATTATTGGACAATCCGCCCGTAGTGCGCGTGGCAAAATCAAGCAGCAAATTTTGTCCTGAAATATATAAGTTAATACCACTGTATCTACATCCACCACTCACATTCTGAAAAACGGAATATAGCTCGTTAGAGTATAGATCGCGACCAGTTAATCCAATCCAAGTGGAAATTTGAAAAAAGTTGTTTCTATGAAACGGAATAGACTCTTGATCGTTATAAACCAAATGGGGAGGATTTGTTTCAAAAACAGCTACTTCGCTTAAAGATGAAGCAGTGCTAACACCACTACCTGAAATGATTATTTTATTTACCAGCCTATTTGCAAAACCAGAGGTAGATCGCGTTCCATTAGTGGGTATAGTTCTTAATGTGCCTGATGCAAAAGGATTTGCGCTAGTATCGGTATTAAAATATCTAATGTAAGCATTATTAAAGTTAAGCCCCGAAGGATTGTCGTATATATCAATTCTATTTACATTTCTGGGAGAATTGAATGTTAATTCTAAAGTCGCTCCTGGATTTGCCCCACCCGTAGCCTGCCAGATGCTACTTGTACCACTGATCAAATCAATAGTCGCAGTAGCTGGAGAACCTGCAATCTGCGATGATCCAGATATGCTGGCACTTGGAGCTATATTACTATATCTTAATGCGCCAGTTCGTGATGAAAAGTCAACAAAATACGCAGTTCTTTGCTCGCTGATTTCATTAAACTCAATAGCGCCTTTACCGAAACGTAATTTGCATCCATCAAGTTTTTTATTACAACCATCGCGTTTCCAAAGGGACGGATTTTTATCTGGTATCGTAGAGATTGAGCTATTGTGACCAGATTGACAGACATACCAAATTTTTGCAAATCCTGTTGATAATGGAGATGCTGGGTCACTCACTATCACTTTTTGATTTTCAATATATACAGCTTTCCCAGAAGTGTAAGAAGCTTGCGAAGACCACGATTTATTTGCTTGATTAGTAAACCACTCTTCTGGATCGTCAACAACCAACTTTTCTCCTTCTTCGGTTGCGATAGGAATGCCTCTATAGTTGCAGCCATTACCGCGATAATGCCACGAACAATAGCGAGACATAATCAAGCGATTATTAATCTCAAAATTTTCCAAATCAAGTGGAGAAGTCAACTCTAGCTCAATAAATGTTTTATTTTCTGCTGTCTTTTGACCAACGACAAATGTGTCATTGGATAATTCTGCTGATGCGTCTGCTTGACCCCATGGGTTGCCACCATCAAAATTAACATCGTCCAAATATTTGACAAAAGTTCTTTTGCGAATAATTTTAGCAAACTGTAAGTCATCATTATTAATTAACAAATCAGTCGCAAAATAATCTTTATTAGAAATCCGCATTTTTGGTCTCGCCAATTGACCATTGGCATTTACCTCAAACCCGTCAGTTTCAACGGGAATGGGCAGATATTCAACGCCCTGCCAAACAACGCCTTGATTATAAACAGAACCTCCATGAAACGCAATAAATGCATTAGGATTGTCAACAGTATTGAAATATAGTAAAAAAAACTCTATAATAGCTGTGGGTTGAAGTTCCAATAAACTGCTTGCTATCCGATCTTGTCCTTGTGCCATATCCTGATTTACACTATTATAAATAAAAAAAATGAACTTTCAGCAGTTAAACAGCGACAATTCAATTGTTCGGTCTACATTTGAAGACTTTTTTGTCCGTTCTAAACCTTATGATTTTTGCTCAATTAAAAATCCCTCCGCGAGAATGGTTCAAATAAAAAAATATTACGAATATCTAGTAGAGACAACGCGCATTTTTCACCTTACCCAAGGCAATCATACGAGATTCTTTCTATCTATTAAACCAGAACCGCTCAACATAACAATTGAATTTATTTTTGGCGATCCGCTAACAATGCTGGAAGATTTTCGCATCTTTAGAGAATTTTATTGGCGGCGATTTGATTGCGACACTCCCTTCACCACTGAAATTAAACGGCAACACAAATTAAAACCATTTTTAAATTTTATTCGTAAAAAAGACAAAAATGCAAAAATTTCCCTTGACAATGGCAAGATTTTAGTATCATATACTAGAGATGGCATTTAAAAGTCAATACGATAAAACAGGCGAATCATTTGAGAGCGGCGATAAAGCAGAATCTTCATTTGAAACAGCTATCCGCAAAGCTAATCTCTCTTGTAAGAAGACTTCTTTTCAAGAAGAAATCCGCCACATCGACTTTTGGATCGAAGGTGAAAGACTACCAAGAACTGCGGTAGATGTAAAATCGCGCAAGAAAGCAAAACGTGCGGATGATAAATACAACGACGAAGTAGTCTGGATTGAATTCTCTAACGTACAAGGTAAAAGAGGTTGGCTTTATGGAGAATCTAATATCATCGCATTCGAACGCGAAAACGACTTCTTGTTAGTAAACAGAAAACTTTTAGCACGATTATGCGAAAAGTTATGCGATCTTTCTCAATTAAATGTCGGATTCGGTATGCCAATGTATACAGGCTATCAAAGAAAAGGTCGTAAAGATCTTCTTTCATTGATTAAAATGACAGATATCATCAACGAAATCAAACACACAGTATTAATAAAATAATGAAAATGCCCAAAATAACCGTGATCGGTGAAAACGAATTGTTTCCATGGAAACTTGGAGACACTCCAGTCTGCGAAGAATTCGAACCGCTGCCCGAAAATTTACACAAATTAGTTCTTGACAAAACTAAATATATCATTCAGATTAACTCCAGCAAATTTCATGGCAACGAAGCGTTCATCGAGTGTTACATTACCAATAATTTTGACACGGGAGTGGTAGCGTTTAAATTAACTTATGAATAATTTTCAAATAGTCTGTGCAGTTATCCTTTTAATTATCCTTGAAACAATAAAATAACAATATGTCATTCAGTAAATATAGAGTATTTGATAAAAAAAACAATTTTAGTCAATCATATGATGGTGTTCTACAAGATGGAGAACAATGGGCTAAAGATTGCGCTAAGAAAATTGGCGGCTATGTTCTTAAATATAGTGCAGCTGATTTTGCCACCAGTGCAAATCCGTTTAAGCTTTATGATTTTGTGGATCAGGGCAAATCAAAATGAGTGTATTCTTTGTAGGCGACCCGCATTTGGGTCATAAAAATATTGCTAAGTTTCGTCCGTGGGTAAAATCTATGGAGGATAATACCGATATCTTTTGTAAATACTGGCAAAATACTATCCACAAAAATGATATTGTTTATGTTATGGGCGATGCCGCATTTTCTGATGAAGCTTTGGATGTTTATAGAAGCCTTCGTGGGCGCAAAATTTTGATAAGCGGAAATCACGACGACTATGTTTCCACCAAACTTCGAGCAGAAGTCTTTGACGAAATTCATGGTATGCTATCGTATAAGAGAGTGTGGCTGACGCACTGCCCTATTCACCCGCACGAAATGCGTGGTCGTTTGGCAAACGTACATGGACACGTTCATATGAAAAGCGTGAAAAAGAAAACATGGTATGGTTCTTTGCGCGATGATCCTCAATACATCAACACTTGCGTCGATCATGTTTATCAAAAAACTGGAGGTCGTACCATTTTTACCTCGCTAGACGAAATCAAAACAAAAATAAATACAAAGTGAAAACAAAAAAAATAATTATTTTGCGCGGAGTTAGTGGATCTGGAAAATCTACCGCCGCAAAACTCTTCGGCGGCAATGTGGAAATCTGTTGTTCTGACGATTTCTTTACGTCTGAAGATGGCGAATACAACTTCGCACAATCTCGCCTATCAGATGCTCATGAATACTGTCGCAATAAATTTGTGGCAGCATTGGAAAAAGAAGACGTTGATACGATTATTGTAGCAAATACTAACAGTCGAGAACCAGAGTTTGCTTTTTATGATGAAAAGGCGAAAGAGGTTGGGGTAGATATTTTCTATTTTGTGATTGAAAATAGGCATGGTAATAAGGACATTCACAATGTTCCCATTGACGCAAAATCTCGTCAGCTTAACAATATCATCAACTCGCTTAAATTGATTTAATGAGCGGCAAATCAACTGTAAACTGTTTAAACACACGCTAGAAGTTTTCTACTGATAATATGAAAATTCGCATCAAATATCAAGACATCGTCAATTACATTCTGGGGTCATGTAGTTACCATCCATTGGAACTTGTTATTGATCCTGTAAAATACGAAATCGAAAATACTTTTATTCGAGATAAAAAAACAGAAACAGTTTACAGTCAAGAAGAAGACTATACTAAATTCATGGAAAAGATATCGACACTGAAGAGTTGCATCAAGGATTTTGATGCTCTTCAAATTCAATGTTTTTGCCGTGAAATTGAACAATTCGCACCATTAGAAATCAATTTATTATGATTAAAGCCAAACTATCTCACACAGTCGATTTTAACCTATCTGCTTCAGAAGCAAAAGATATTACAATCAAATATATTTGCGCTCGTTTCGATTGGGATGTTTCATATTACATACGAACAGATGAAAGCGACAATGAAGAATCAGTGTTCCACAAAAGAGTAGTTTATTCTTCTCATTCTTTTGAAATAGAAGATCAAATCAGAAAAGCTACAGATATAGACAAAATGGTTTATCAATTTTTGCAAGAAATATTAAATACTTAAAAATAAAGTGTAAACATAGAGAAGTGAAAAATCTTTTCTTAAAACTTGTGAGTTTTTTTGGAGCGAAAAAATCGACTTCAAGTTCGTCGTTTTCTGCTCCCCAAATATCAGATAAAATGCCGAATAAATATCCTGAAAAAATTGCTCTGTCACCACAGACAAATGGACCTTATGCTCGTAAAATTACTCCCAGAGCCGTCGTTATGCACGATACTGAAGGTAATTACAGCGGATCAATCGACTGGACAAGTCGCATCACCAATCCGTCCGATGGTAAGAGATTATACGCTAGTTATCATTGTATTGTTGCGCGTGACGGTAGACGCACTGTTACAAATCGTGATGACAATAGAGCGTATCATGCTGGCACTAGCACCTTCAAAGGCGAGACGAGTCTCAATAATTGGGCTATCGGTGTAGCGTTTGAGCGCAGCTCCTATACGGAACCCCTACAGCTTGCCGCAATAGAGTCTGCACTTGAATATATCTTACCGCTTATGAAGAAATGGGACATCACTCCCGACATGGTTACAGATCACAGAACAGTTTCTCCGAACCGAAAAAGAGATCTTAATCCGATGCAGTTTACTAAATTTCACGAAGCATTAAAAAAACATTTTAAATAAAAAAAAAATAGTGTAAATATTTAAAATGGAGCCAGAGAAATCATTGATTAAGGAATTTTTAGACGGAGGATGGATTATCCCACTCATTGGTTCGGCAGCGATGTTCGCTCGCTTGCTATCAGCGCAGAAAAAAGTCGGCATTGTCGAATACGCTAAAAAAATTACTGCTGCGGCTATTTCTTCTTCTATTGCTTGGTTTATTTTGGAGCAAACAGATATTTCTTCACTTTATAAAGCAATTTGCTATGGTGTTATCGGCGTAATTAGCCCAGAAATAATCAATGGAATCATTAAACTTGGGAAAAAATTCCAAGCAGATCCTGAAAAATTCATCAAAAAGTAATTTTATTCTGATTAAAACAATTTTGGAGAAATACTTGGCAAAAAATGTGTAATTAACAATAATGCCAAGACACTTACAATCTGAAATACATTCCGATTTCTCATCTGAGAGTGGCGTTTGGGCTAGTTATAAAACTTTAGTAATCGGTCTTTATAATAGCTCACAAGATCCTTTAAAAACGGATTTTGATAATCACTTGATTAGGGAATATAATCGGAAGATTCATGATCTTGGTCAAAACAGCGGTTTATTCATAACTCCTTTTGATGCTGGATATAGATTCATTGGTACATCTGTAAGTTCTTCTTTCTCTTATAAACGTCCAGATGGAATAAGCGACTATAATCGTCCTGATGGAATATCAACATATATACAACCATAACACAACATGCCCGACTTAACACTAT